ACGGCAATCGCTTACGCAAACGTCGTAAACCGTTCGAAAAAATCGTTCACAAACATGGAGTTATGCCAATGGTTTGTGTACGATCTTGAAATAGGGTCTACTCTCGATTTTTACCGAGAGTGAGTGGACGTGAGATATTTGAAGGGCTGGAATTGAGATAAATGGTGGGAAGTGCTCGGACGTTCCGGGAATTAGAGCGAGAGAAGTGAAAACTCTTTGCAATGGCTGCAACGACCGAGCCGCGATAAAAATTGGCCCGCCATTCCCAAAAACCAACTGATTAAATGCCTGCCTCTAAATGCTGGCTGATGATCGTAATTATGCTTTCCCGCCAGACATCCGGAAACTCGCCAACGCCGTTGCGGATCGGTAAAAAAGGGCGAGCCGGAATTGTCACCTGCCGGCCACGTCCGGCTTGGCCACCGAACTGGTGAATAGCAGCGCCGGTTGAGATGCGATCGGCCATCCAGTTGGTGCCAATCGTGACGCTGGTCGCGTCTGCCAGAGCAGAGAAACTATTGGCCAAGGCGCCGGTATCGACCAGCGGCTTATCCGATCCAAAACCCACGCCGTGCCGCCGTTTGAGCATCGTAACAATCGAAAGCTTTTGCCAGCTGGGGCCCCAAGGGTCCCTACTTTCCCGAAAACCGTCCTTTACCCGATTCATTATGTCGTCGCCAATATCTTGCATCGCAGGCCGCGTGTCCGTGACTCGTTCGCGCAAGCGATCCAGCGCAGCCAAGACGGCGGTGTCGTCGATGCTGATGGTGATGGACATGGCGGGCGATTCGTCCTATTCTTCGTTTAAGGGTGGCTGCGCGAAATCCGCTGGGACTTGGCCCAAGAGCGGACGTTAGGGCCACCGGCAGCGCCAAGTTCGCTGTCGCTCGTGGACAACCAGCCGCCCTTATCTCCCATAAAGCAAGCTCCCGATCCTCGTTTTGTTGAGGCTTTTCGAGTCGGACTGCATGATGTTCCACACGACCGATCCGTCTAAATTCACCCTAACCGAAACCAGGAAATCACGGGAGCCTCGAAACAATCCGATGTAACGGTTGCGCACACGCCTATCGCTGTATTCCACTGCCCAGACTTCGAATGGCGACTCCAGCGTTGGAATAATGAAGTTGGCGTAGCGCTCGCGTGCGTCCAGCTCCTTAGCAACGAAGTGCTCCAGGAGATCGTAGCGAATCAAGGCGGATTCGACCGGAGTCTGTATAGAGCGCAGGGGATTTTCAGCGGAAATACTCAACGCTTCCGCCATCAAACGCAATGCGGAGTTTCGGTCGGAAGCCATATCGAGCAGCGCTGGCGCGGCCGGACGTAGATCGTCCGTCACCTGCCGCAGATCCTGACGCCCGGCATCGCGCCAAGTTGTTTGCCCGGCTACCGGAGCGAAACCAGCAGCGCCAACTGCCGCCTCCGGCGCATTCGCTGCCATATCGGTCAATAACGGGAGCGCCCGGTTGAGTTGGTCGAAGGCTTGTGCCACCGGTGCGGGCGCCAGTTGACGTCGAGTGCTCGCCAGCCTGGCCAACGTCGCGTCGTGTTCGCCGGGCTTGTGACCAAAGCCGGCGTCGCTTTGCATGGCCTCAGTGACCGGCTTGTTGAGACCCTGGCCGCCCAGGCTGCGCGCCTCGGCATCCTTGGCTGATAGCGCGATCAGCCCGCAGCGGCAGTTGAAGCCAAGCGGCGGAGAATGGCTGTCCCAGAACGGATCATCGACCGGCCGGATGATGCCGGAGAGCGCCCGGTGCGCTGGCCTTGTGCGCGAATCGTTGACCGCGCTATACATCAGATAGGGCCGGCTCAACTTGCCGCGCTCGAAGGATTTCCAGGCGCCAGCGTTGTAGGCCGTCTGAATCGCCGTGCGGTAGATGGTTTCCAGGTGCGCCGGCGTCACATCCCAGTCCAAAGTCGGCGCAAATGCCTTGAAATCCTGCAGAGATTGGCCTTTTTCGAGGATGGTGGCGAGCTTTTCCTTGACCGCTTCGACCTGGTCTAGGCTGCCCAGGCCGGAGATCATGAAGGCATCGCGGCGCACGACGGCCGGCATCATGTAGTAATCGTCCGGCAGCATCACCCGCCGCGCCCGCAAGGCGTCGATCGCCTCGCTAAAAGGCAGGTTGAACGACAGCGCCAGCGGCGATTTAGCCGGCATCGACGTAGCCAAGCAGGCTAGCGGCGAACATGGCGTGTTCGGTAACGCGGCGGAAGTCGGCGGCATCGGCGCCAGCGAGCAGCACCGCCAGCTTGTCCTCCAGGTCGGCCGGACTGCTGGCAGAGGCGATCGCGTCGCGAATCAGGGTGCCGTCGATCGGGCTTTTCAAGCCGGGCAAGGTGTTGGCGATACCAGCCTCGATCACCTGTTGCTGCGGAGTGAAGGTCGGCGCAGCCGGATCGGCAAACTGCGCTGCCGCGGCCGGGTCCGTCGCAGCGTTGGGATCGGCCAGCCCACGCGGAATCATCGGCGCCGGCTTGTCTTCCCACTCACCGCCGTAGGTTTCGGTGACATATTTCAAGGTCGGCTTGTAGCCCATCGTGAAGATGTTCTTGTCGCGGTCGCTCTTGACCTTCAAATCGTCCGGTTCGTCGATCACACGCCAGATGCCGGGCACCGCCGCACCGGGGAAATTCCACTCGGTCAGCCAGTGCGCCACCGAGGAATTGAACGAGGCGCTAAGCAGATCGGCGTCGGCGCGGACGATGTCCATGCGCACTTCGCCCTGTTCCTGCTCGCTGCCAAGCTTGCCGGGCGTCCCGGAAGTGGTCCCGGTCTGGCCGATCGCCGCCACCAGGATGGCCTTGTTCATGGCCTCGGTGAAGGCCGCATAGTCGGCGGTGCCGCTGCGCGTCGCCTCCAGCAGAGAGATCGCCATGCCCTCCGGCGTGATCACCGCCGAATCCTGGCGGAGCGCCTTCAGTGCCGACAGCAGCAGGTCCTGATCAGCCTGCGACGCCGAGGCCGGATAGGTACCGTGCGTTGCCGGCGTGCCGAACTTCTCCAGATAGACCGCCCAGAAGCGGAAGCCGTTGCGCTTGAACCACACCGGCCAATACAGCCAGTGCGCCAGGCCCAGCCCGTAAGGCGCGTCGTCGTGGTCGGCGCCGGCCGAAAAGGCCCAGAATTTGCGCTCTGGCAGAAGTTCGCCGAATGGTTGCGCCCAGGTACGCAGGCGCAGCTGGCCATCGCCGCCGTAACAGAAGCGGCGGCGGTTGCGTACCTTGATGGCGTCGAGTCGCCAGTAGCGGCCATCCGCCGCCCAAAGGCACTCGGAGACGGCAAAGCCGTAGAAAATACCCATCAGCATCTTGTCGCAAACCGTATCCCAGCCGATGGCATCGAGGTTCTCGCGCAAGAAATCGGCGGCCGCCTTGTCGATCGCCCGCTTGCCGCCGGGCCGCACTTCCCAGGTGCGCGAGATGACCGCGCGGCGGCGCTGTTCGACCGCCGCCTTGACATGGTCATCGCGCCATACCTCGTCGTAAAGGCGGAAGTCGCCGCCGCCGCGCTGCATCAGCACCAGGTCCTCGGTCGGCAGCGGCATCAGCGCGGAAACCCACGGCCGGGTGATGTCGCGGCCGTCGCCGGTGGTGGCGATTTCGTTGGTGATCGGTGTCGCGGGCGTCTCAGCCATGTGAATACCCCTCAAAATTCATCGGCGCGGCGACGCCAAGCTCGCTCGGCACGCTGCGGTAGGCAATCGGCGCGATCGGGTTCGATGCCGCATTGATGGCCAGAAAAGCCGCCCAGGCGCGGTCGGCATGGCCGGCGCTGTCCGAATCGGCGACAAAGCGCGGCGCCCCGGTTGGCGAATTGACTTTCTGCAGCTTGTGCAAGTCGGCGCGCAGCTCCTGCCGCCCTTGCGGCGTGCGAATGCGCCGATCCTCGAAGGTCTGCTTGCCCTGGGTGGCCAGCGTCAGCTTGTTCGGGCCGGTGAACAGCACGCCTTCGACGCGCATGCTGCCGTATCGCGCCTTGGCATCCTCGACCGGCTTTTCGCCCATGCCGGTCTGGTCCATGCAGCAGCGCAGCACCCGATAGCGGCGAAACACGTCGTCGAGGAGCGCGTCCTGCTCGGCGAACTTGATGCGCCGGCGTTCGATTATCTCGCGCGTCCACAGCACGTCGCCGACCTGTTCGAGCACCCAGATGACGAACAAGTCGTTGCGGATCGAAATGTCCACGCCGACATAGCAGGGGCCGCCGCCGTACAGATCGGGGATGCCGGCCAGCTCATGTTCGACGCTGTTGATCAACTCGAAAGATAGCCAGGCGCTGGCTTCGTCCAGCCACTTGAGCTCGTATTCCTGGCCCCACAGATCCTCGTCGTTGAGGCCGCTCCTTAGCTCCTCGATGTCGCGCGGCAGGCCATCCTTGACCGCCTGGTAAATATCGACCAGGTGCTTCGACCAGGGGCCGGCGCCAGTCATCAGGTCGTAGAACTTGTTGCCCTTGCCATTCGGCGTCGAGGTGACGCGCATCTTGTAGCCGTTGGAAATCACCGGGAACAGTGCGCCCCAGATCTTGCGCGAATCGGCGTGGAAGGCGAACTCGTCGAGAAAGACGTTGGCGGAAAAGCCCCGCGCCGTGTCCGGGTTGGCCGGAAGGGCCGTAATCTTCGACCCTCCCGGCAAGACCACATCGAGCATCGTGTATTCGGTACCGGATTCGCCCTTGTAGGCGCCCTCGAACTCCTGCAGGGCCAAGTTGTAGGCGCGGCAATGCTTCTTGACGCCCTCCTCCATCGCTTCTTTCGCCTGGCGTTCGCCGCGCGACAGGATCACCCAGCGGGTGCGATGCCCGGAAGCCTCGGCCTCAAAGCAGTCGTCGACCAACTCCAGGGTAGTGGTGAAGGTCTTGCCCGTTTGCCGGGCGAACATGCCGATCTTGAAGCGCGAACGATCGGTAAGCCAGCGCTTCTGGTAGCCGTAGAGGGGAACGGCAGGCGTGGGCATTTACTCGACGCGCGGCGGCCAGTGCCACGACGGACCCTGAGCGGGGCGGCTGTCGCTGCTCTCCAGGTAAATAGATCCCCTGGGAGCTGCCCCAGAGGAATCGAACAGAACCGTCAAATTGACCATTTGGTCGCTCCACACGCGGGTGATGATGGCCGGGTGTTCGCGCGAGCCATTGACCGGCGCTTCGAGTTCCGACTGCTGAAAAATTACGATACGTCCAATACTGGGATACATGGCGCTCTCCTTAAACGATGCCGTAGATTTCCTCGCGGACGCGGCGCAAGGTGTTGAGATCGAAGCTGCCGTTGCCCTTGCTCGCCTCGGATTCCAGCGCGTCCATGCGCGCGCCGATCTTGTCGCGCGTCTCCGCCTGCCAGCGCTTCTGGTTAATCGTCGCCCGCGCCAGTTCGGCCACCGCCTTGGCTGCGGCAGCGATGTTGAGCGGCTTGTCCGGGTCGACTTCGAAATTGAGCATCACCTGGAAAAGCTTTTCCTGGACCAGGCGCATCAGCGCTTCGGAGACGGCGCCCTCGTCGTCGGGCGCGGCGGTGACAATGGCGCGCGCCTGTTCGCTGGCCAGTTTGAGGGTGGCCAGCTTCCGCTCGAATTCCGAGCCGTAGCGATGGATCGAAGACTTGCCGATCTGGTAGCCCTTGGCCTTGATCTCGGCCTCCAGCAGCTCGTAGCCGCTGAAATTTCCTTCCACCAGGGCGGCGTCGAGCCAGGCCTTGACCGCCTTGGGTAGTGTCTCGATTTTCGAGCGTCTCGGCATGTCGGCTCAGCCCCAGTATTTCTTCGGCCGGCTGATGCCCGGATCGCAGTCGACCGTGTACTCGACCACATCGATGCCGTTGCGGTTGATATCGGCATGCCAGCGGCCATCGGGCGACTTGTTGAGGTGGATCAGGTCGCGTTCGAACAAATAGTCCAGCTCGCGGCGGATCTCGATGGCGCTGACATCGGCGAACTCGCCGCCGACCACTGCGGCCAGCAGTCTCTCAGAGCAGCCTTCCGCCTCGCGGGCATTGTTGAGGGCGAGCAGCAGAATCCAGCGCATGAACTCGCGGCGGATGCGCAGTTGTTCGGTCATGATTTACCTCTCAGGTGGATGTTTTCCAGGCGGAGCGCCAGGCCGTCGAGCTTCGATTCGATGATCGACTGGTTGCGCACGTAGTCTTCGCGGCGTACGTACTGCAGCGGCAGATCGCCGCGCATGGTGAGGAATTCGCGCTCCAGGGTGCGGATCTGGTCGAAGGTGGTGCGCTCCTCTTTGATATGGATCGAGAGCGTCTGGTTGAGGGCATTGAAGCCGCCGGTGATGCGCTTTTCGAACTGCGCCAGCAGCACTCCGGCGAATGCCCAGAAGGCCCCGAAAAATGCCATAAACAGGCTGATCAGTTCCCAGTGTTCGGTTAATTGGTCCATCAAATCACCTTGGATGCCATTACGTTGAAAGAACCTTCGGCGGCGCCGGCGTTGGGCGCATCCGCTTCCCAGCGGTAGAACCAGAGGCCGGTGCTGGCCGGTGTCAGGTCGATGTGGTAATTGCCGACAGAATCTTTGAGCAGGGTGCCGCCGCCGTAGGCGGTAGTGGTGGTAGCGCCGGCCGGGCTCTTGGTCTTGAGGCGCAGCGCGCCCGGATCCGCGGCAGTGCCGGAGAGATCGGCCAGCGCCAGGGTCAGGCGCACCGTCTCGCCGATCAGGAATGAATTAGTGGACATGCTGAACCCCCATCACCATGTGGTTGGCACGGCCGGCGCCGAGCGTGTAGAGGCGGGCGGAGCGCGCCAGGTGGGTGCTGCGCGCGGTGGCCACGGCTACCTCGCCGAGGGCGGTATGCGGTCTTGCTACCAGGGCGAATGCAGTGAGCCGCCTGGTTGCCGCCGACAAGACGCCGGGCGCCCCCAGCGGCGTGCCGGTGATGAGCCCCCACGCCGCCGCCCAGGCGCTGCCCCAGCTGCTGCCCCAGGCGCTCATGGGGAGGCTCCCGGCCAAGAGTCTTTATCAATGCGAGCCACGCGTCGCGCAATCACTGCAGCCCAGGTCGACGCATCCTGCGTAAGGACTTCGACGTGGCGGTACGCGGGTGGCTCGAAAAGTTGGTTGGTATCCTCGAATCGTCCGCGTTCCAGCGTATTCACGAACACCGTAACGTCGGCAGCGAAAACATCGCGCAGCGCCGGCGTCGGGCAGACGAAGTCGGCGACGACATACTTGTCCCGGCAGCGCGCCGCGATGTCGGCCATGCGCCGCGCTTGGCGCAAGCGCCCTGCGGGGGAAAAGTCCCAATCGTCGGTCTGCCGACGCACCTGGTCGGCGTTTAAATGGCGAGCGGCCGGCAGCAACGCGCACAAAGCCACAGCGAGTGTCGTCTTGCCCGAACCGGGCAGTCCCATGATCAGGATTTTCATCGGAGTTCGGCTGCTGAAAGCGCTCATGCCGGCCCCCACGGCGTCGTTCCGCCATTGCCGGTCACCGTCACGCCATTGACCTTGACGACGTTGGCGTTGGCCGTAGCCGCGGCGGCCAGGCGGCTGCTGACATCGGCATCGAGGCTGCCCGCCACCACGCGGCAGAGCAAGTCGGTCGGGTCCGCCCCCGAGCCGCCGGTGACGTGGATCGCCAGATCGTCCAGGGTATCCGTATGCGCCGCCGTTAGCGCCAGCGCATACCAGCCATTGCCGCGTTCCGTCACGGCCGGCGTGATGGCCGTGAAGGCGCCTCCGGCCTTGCTAGCGGTGATGGTCAGGGCCAGTCCGGTCGCTCCGGCCACATGATCGGTACTGCTGGCCATGAAGACCATCAGGTTCGTCGCGGTGGCCTGTTTAAGCAGCCGCATTGACTATCCTCCCGCGCGACAGACCGCCACTGATGCCGCTTAACGTGATCGTCGGGTTGAATATGGACGTGTTCCCCGTATCGCCGAGGCCGAAACCCGGATTCCAGGGAATGTAGCTTTTGTCGAACGTCCAAGACGCGCCGCTCCGGGTGGCCGGGATCGTCACTACCGGATTAAAGGCGCCCGCAGAAACGGTCGGATTAACAGAACGTGAAGAACGGCTGAATGATCCTGTAAAAACGCCGCCTGTTATGTAGGCGTTACCGGCGAGGAAGGAGATGTTTCCAGCGATGGTCCCACCGCCGCAGATAAAGCTTTGGGTCGTGGAAATGGGGCCGTTGATCGTTCCACCAGAGATTTGAATATTTATGGCACTGATCGTGCCATTTACTGTCACGGCCGACGACAAGAGGATCGAACCGATAGTAGCTGCTCCAACAATATTGCCAAACGTCCCCCCGGAAAGCACTAAAGTCGAGTAATAGCTTTTGTCGGTTATCGTTCCCGCCCAAATTCCGCAATCGACGTTCAAGTTTCTCGTTGGAACATAAGCCGACGTCTCAAAGTCGACATCGCCCGGCCAGGATGTCGGTACATTCGCAATGGACGAAAGCAGCAGGTATGTATTGACGGCTGCCGAAGCCCGGTATGGCCCTAAAAAGACGATTTTGTCGGTCGGCGTTGGCAGGCGCGTTGCCGGTACTCCAGGAATCGCGCCACTCTTATCCGATGCGGCGACCGCGCGTATCGAATACCAGCACGCCAGCGCAGCGAAATCGAGCGTCCCGCTGATTAGATTGACGCCATCGCCAAAGTAGAAAGTCGTCATCAGCCGCCCCGCCTGTCGATGTAGAGCGCGCCATCGACCGTGGCGGCCGCTGCATTTTCATCGAACGCGAAGGTCGACGTATTGATGTGCTGACCGACGCCGGCCATTGCCGCGGCGGGATCCGCTACCACCGCGTCGTAATTGAGGCGGAGGAAATCGGGCCTGGCGGCGACGATGGTTTCCCACTTGTAGTAGCGGTCACGGGCTCGTGTCTGCGTGTCGTCTAGCCAGCTGCCCATTGGCCGTGCCTCGGCCTCGCAGCGGACGTTGATCTCTGCCCATGAGGCCAGCGTCGCCGCCACCGTCCTGTTGATATAGATCAGCTTGAAGTCAGGGGGAACATCCGCAAAATAGCGGGTGTGGACCAGTTTGTAGGAGTTGACGAACTCGCCGTTCAGCGTCGGCCCGTCATGCGCATAGGCACCGTGAATATTGCGGAACAGCGCATTGGCGACCTCGTTCTCAGGCTGGCGATCCACGGCCAGCCCACCCGCCTCTAGCGCCCGCATCATCATGGACGAACCGCAGCGCCCCGGTGAGCAGAGGCAGACGCGGGGAATGCCGGGTACCAAAGTGAAGACGGCGGTCATGGACGCCGGCCTCCCTGCAGACCGCGCTCCAAATCCTCTTGGCAGCTGACGCAGGTCTGTACGCCGGGCACCGCCAGGCGCCGGGCTTCGGGGATGGCATCGTCGCAGACCGCACAAAACCAGTTCGAATCGGCCAGCGTCTTGCCGGCCAGGCCGGCGCGGCGCTGCTGCTCCTGCAGGGCGTTGTCGCGCTGCGCCGCCTCGATCTCGCTGGCACGGTCGAACTGGTCGGTCATGTCGAGTTCCGAACCTGCACGCCGGCGGAAAAGGCGATGGTGTCATCCTTGGCGCGACTACCCGCCGAGGAGCCGAAGTAATAGCTGAGCACCAGGCCCAGCGCGGTGTCCAGCACGCCTAGCGATCTCATCACCAGGTCGCGCATCTCTGGGGCGACGATGCCGGTGAGCAGATACCACTGCACCCCGACATACCCGATGACCACCAGCCCGCCGATAATGCGTGGCGTCCAGCTGTCACCGGTCTTGATCTCACGATTGCGGGCATCGGCCCGGTCGCCGGCGGCGATCCGTGCCAGGTCGGTGGCCTCCTGGATGCCCAGGGCGCGCATGCGTTCCTTGAAGCCCTGCTCGGCCGCCTGCAGGGTGACCAGCTGCTCGGGTGTGGCGCCGATCACGGCCTTGGTGATCGATTCGGCATCGGCCTTGATCGGTACGCCGATGGCGTTGCCGATCTCGGAAGCGGCCATGCTCACCAGGAGCGGGACGTTGCCAGTCGCGGCAGCACCCAGGAAGGGAAGAATCTTTTGCAGGAAATCGTTCATCGCGAAAACTCCTTTGCCCACAAGACCGCATCGATTGCCAGCAGCACCAGGTCGGTGGCGGCCAGCACCAGGAACGGAATGATCAGATCGGCATCCTTCATGTCAGGAACAGCACCTTTTCCGCGGCGCGGCGCGCCTTGAGGCCGGCCAGCACCTGGCTACCGGCCTTGACCCAGGCGGAAAACTGGCGGGCAGCGGCGATTCTGTCGCCGGCCTTGAGCAGCTTGAACAGGGTGGAACGCTCGAAGGCACCCAGGCCGACGTTGAAACAAAAGCTGGCCAGGGCGTCGAACTCGTTCTGGTTGACGTCTGGAAACACTGCCGACAGATAGATTTCGATGGGCGCAAGGTCTTTGCGCAGCAGCAGATCAGCCTGCGCTTCAGTGATCGGCGGCTTCAACCCGTCGCACTCGCGCAGCACATGGCCATAGCCGATGGTCGGCTTGCCCGCCGGGCAGTAATACAGGTCGCCGCGAAAGGCCTCGAAAGTGCGAATCAGCGACAAGCCGCGCGGGCTGACGAACTGACGGGGAGCGGGGATCGGCGGTGTCATTCCCCGATCATGCGCGGGTGCGCGGGCGATCCTTAAAGGACGGCCGTCACTGTTTCGTTTTTAAAGCGGCAGGTTGCCCTGGCGGCTGCGCCGATCGCGTTCGCGCATAGCCGCGACGATGCGCCCGAGATGGCGCGCCGAGATGGTGTATTCGCGACACAGCTCCGGGCCGTTGCGGCCGTTCCAGCGGGCGTAGATGCTCTTGTCGCGATCGGACAAGGCAAACTCCACGCCGATCGGGATATAGGGCTGCTGGCCGCCGAATTCACGGCGTACGCCCTCCGCCGTGGCGAAGGCCGCTTGTTGCGCCAGATCGGCACCGATGCCGACCTCGCGCAGGTTTTGCCACACCACCTGGGCGATCTCGCCAAGCAGGTCCGGATAGCCTTCCGGCAGGGTCAGCGTTTCAGCCATTGCTTGAGCGCCTCAATCAACCGCGCCAGCTGCGCGCCGCTGCAGAACTGCAAGGCATCGACGCCGATCTGCCGTTTGACGAAGCTGGCCAGCGCCGCCTCCGATGGATCGCGCACCAGGCCAGCGCCGTGCAGCTCCAGCCACAGGCCGCGAATCATCTTCGCCTGCGGCGCATCGTCCAGCTTCCGCCCGCCGGCCTTGGTCGGCGGCTTCTTCTTCCAGCCACAGGCTTTGAGGTGGTCAAGCACCTTCTTCCGCCCCGCCCAGTCCAGATCCTTCGCCGAACGCACCCGGCCGAGCGTAAACAGCATGGCGCGATAAGTGTCGTCGTCAAGACCCAGATCCTTCTTGGCGATGTGGATCTGGGCGAGTTCGGAGGAGCGGACGGCCTGGGCGGTGGACATGGTCAGAAGCCGGCGAAGGCCAGTTGCTGGGCGTACTTGCGGCGGTGCGCCCACAGAATGCCCATGCCGATGCGGGCGATGCGCAGTGCGTTGGCGTCGATCATGGCCCGCTCGACCATGTCGCGGATCGCCTTGCCGACCGTGCCGGACGTCCGCCGCACCATGCGCCCGATGTACCAGTAGGGTTCGCCCTTGAGCGCCATCTCGCGGATGGTCCGTCGCTCCGGGTAACGGCGGAAGTAGATCCGCTCGGCGGCGTTGACCTTGTGCCGGTAGGAGCGAATCTCGCCGCTGACCAGGGCATCGTAGGCGCGGATCACCTTGAGCGTGAAAGCCGGGCTGATCCACATCGCGTAGGCGTAGACCAGTTCCTTGACGACGAAAGTGCCGAGTTTCTGGGTCATGGAAACAGGCGGAATTCCGCCTATTGCAGCGGCTGAAATAGCCGGAATTCCGGCTATTCCCAGGGGCGGAATTCCGCCCCTGAAAGTAATCGGAGTTCCGTCCACTTTGGAGTGCTCCATAGGAAGTTCGGCGATCAACGCCTTTGTTTGCTTGTTTCCGATGAAGTACTTCGGCCGATGACGCTGTTCGCCGCCGGAAGCCTTGTGCAGATCGTTGAGACAATACCGCCCGGCGTCGTCCTGGCGGATCGGGGTGTCGATGATGGTCAGCGCGGGCATGACGGTCTCCAGACGAGGTCAGGTTGGGCGGTGTCGAGCAGGTCGGCGATCAGGCCGAAGGTCACGGCGATCGATTCCATCCGTGCTTCGCAGAACTCCTCGCGGTTACAGGCGAACACGGACAGGAGGCTGCTCAGATGCCGCGCCTGGTACAACGCGGTATGCTGGTCTTCGTTGATGCGGTAGGGGTTGCGGGGGTCGAACGCGGCAACGTCCGGGGCGGACGGGGTTTGTTTCTTTGGCATGGCATGGCTCCAAGTAGGCGCTTCATTCGCCCGCCGCCCCGCTGTCAAACGGGAGGGCGGACACGTGCGGGTTGACAGACCGGACTTGGACCGGCGAGCCCGAAGGCTCCCCACACGCGCCGCCCAAAACCTGGGCTCGCCATGCAACGGACGTAAAAAAACCGCTTGAGGCGGCCGTCCGCCAAGTACCGGGCTGTCAAACCCGACCGCTGGAACCCCAGCGGCGAACGGATTCTGCGCCCGGTAAATGGCGGCTGTCAAGCTCATAGCACCGGCCCCTCCGGAAACTCCGCCCAGTGCGTCGGTGCGAGGATGGGCATGGCATCAGCGCAGTACCAGACGACGCGGTCGCGTTCGTCCACGTCGTACCAGCACGGCCACACCGGATCCGACCAGAGCGGATTGAAGCCCAGCACCGATATGGTGGCGTCTGGGTATTCCATATCCGTGGGAATCCAGACAAGCTGTTCCATATGCAATGGGCTGCTGCGGGGAACGGCAGCGCTCAGCATTTAGGCGGCTCCGGCAGCGGCATCCAGTGGGAGACAACGGCTTCCTCGTTCTCGAATCCGGTGGCGTGCCAGGTCTTGCCATCCCAATAGCCGAGGAAGACGATCCGCTCATCGGCGAAAGGCAGGGTTTCTGCCGTCAGCACATCCTCGAAGGGCTCCGGCAGGAATTCTTCGGCCGGGATCCAGACCGGCGGCGGGCACTTCGCGTTGTGATCGCCGCCGAGTCCGTAGGGGCAATGGCAGTGATTACTCATGCCGTCGTCTCCTCGGTAGCCGCCTTGAGCAGTGCGTCGACCATCTTGTCCACGGCGCTGTCGACCGGCTTGATGAACACGGCTTCGCCACCGTCTTCGATGCTGATGCCGAGCTTTTTCAGCTCCGCCGCGGTGAGGTTGTTGAGCGCATCCTTGGCCGGCTTCTTGGTGGTGGTGATGAGCACGTCGGCCTGCAGCGGGTAGTGCTTTTCGATGAGGCGCACCACCTGGTCGGCATCATCCCACTCGATCTTGCCCTTGCCTTTCATGTAACCGAGGCGAATACCGTGGAAGGTGGCGGTCTTGGGTTTCTCGAACAGTTCCGGCGCCGCCTCGACCAGCGCCTTGAGGGCGTCGTGATGCTCGGCAGCCGCCGCCACGGCGCGGCGCAGCTTGGGCAGGGCAGCCTTCTTGATGACGTCCATGTCGGTTTCGAGTTCGGCGACGATGCAGGTCATGCGGGCGCGAGCGTCGGCATACTTTTTTGCCGCCAGCTCGATTTGGTTCATGTGGGTCATTGCGTCCCTTTCTTCAAGTGGGTAAATGGAGCTGGCCGAACAGATCGGCCAAGGGGATTTTCGACAGGCGCGAGGCCAGCGTCAGCGAGCACAGGGCACGCTGTTTGAGGAACTCGACAGTTTCGAGCAACTCCTCGGGAGTGGCGGCGATGTAGTAGCCATCGCGCGGATGGCCGCAGACCGCGCAGCCCTCCTCGCGTGCGGCAGTAATCAGCTTGCGCACGTCGCGTTCGGGAACGTCCAGGCGCCCGGCCAGGTGGCGGGCGGTGATGCCGCGGTCCCGGCCGATGTGGCCGGCCAGCACGCCGATCAATTGCGTCACGTTACTCATGGCGATCTCCTAGGTGGCAATGGCGTAGGGGCTGACGTTGCGTGTGCGGCAACCATCACAGAGCCGGTTCATCGAGCCGGCCGAGCGGAACGAGCGGCCGCAGCACAGGCAGGGACGCTGCAGCGGACGCGGCTTGGCCAGCGGCGCTGCGCTCGGCCGCGCCGCCCCGCCGGCCAGATAGAAGCGCCGGTGGGCGCGGCCCCGTTCCGGCTTGTAGTGTTCGACGCAGACCCGGCCCAGATCGATATCCGCCACCAGGAAGTTGTAGATATTGCTGGCGCTGATGTTGCCGCCGATGCAGGCCGCGATCGCCGTCGCCGACAGCGGCTCCGTGGCCACCCGCAGGGTATGCAGGATCATGTTGCGGCGGCTCATGTACGATCTCCGAACGTGCCGAAGAAGCGGTCGAGGGCGCGGATGTCCTCCGCGTCCAACAGCACCGTGGTCTCGCCCTTGATGACGATCAGCTGACCGTCGGAGAACAGCGCAAAGCGCGCCGCCGAAGCCTTTTTGAGCAGCATGTCGGGGATCGCCCGGACGTCGAGGGATGCACTCATGGCGCCCCCACCGGCATCGCCTGGCACCATTCGATGAGTACCGGGCCGACGGTGAGCTGATAACGCGCCCGCCGCACGCCGGCCTTGCAGGTCCACAACTTCACCCATAGGGCCCGGCCGGCGGCCACCTCCTTGGCTGTGACATGGTTCGGTGCCACTGTGATGCGCGCCTGCAGACGCCAGGCGTCGACCTCGGCCTTGCGGATGTCGTAGCCATCGCGCTTCATGGCCAGCAGCGCGGTCAGCATTTCGCGCAGCAGATCGATGGTGATATCACTGTGCGGCCGTGGCTTGCCGGCGTTGGGGCCGCTGCTGATGACGGGCTGCCGCGTCGGCAGATGTTCAATGATTTCGAACATGAGCAGCCTCCTTGATCACATCGGCGGACACGGTCGGCACGCCCAGTTCGGCGGCACGGTTCATGGCCAGGGTGGCGAGGTTGTTCACCACCAGCGGATAGACACCCTGGCGCATCTGGTTGAGCGTCTCGCGCAGGGCATCGAAGGCGTCGTCGGCAAACACCTGGCCGAGCGGAACGGTCTGCCGGCCGAGCTTGTGCTGCAGGTAATCGCGGACATTGGCGTCGAGCGGCTGCAGCTCGGCCACCTCGCAGCGGCGGATCACTTCGCGCGCCTCCGGATGGCGGCGCTCATCGAGCTTGTGTTTGAGTTCCGGCTGGCCGATCAGGACGATGGAGAGCAGCTTGCGAAAGCCATCCTCCAGCTCATAGAAGCGCTTCAAGTACTTGAGCGTAGCGATCGACAGGTCGTGGGCTTCCTCGATCAACAGCACATGGTTGTAGCCTGCCGTTGCCGAATCCTTCAGCACCTTCTCGACTTGCCGCGCCTGCCCTTCCAGGCTGGCGCGCATCTTCTCGCCTTCGGCCAGATCATTGACGATGGCCTGGCAGATGTTGCCGGTGGATAGACGCGACTTGTCCAGGGCGCGCGGGAAGATAACGCGGATCTGCAGCTCGCGGATGCGCTCCAGCAGCATCTTGCGCAGCGTGCTCTTGCCGCTGCCCGATTCGCCGGCGACAGCCAGGAAGCCGCCATTCTTGGCCGTCTGGAACATCGCCTCGCTGATGTAGCGCTGCCCGGCCGAAACGAAGACATCGTCGGGACTGCTCATCTCATCGGTAAAGGGATCGCGGAATAACTTGAAATGGCGCTTGGCACTGGGGGAAAGCATGACAACCTCCAAAGGTTCAATATCGGTTTTGGCAACGCGGTGGGCAGGGCGACCGAACGGATTGCCGCTGGCCTGGCCAAGATGGACGCCGGCGGGCTGCCGGGCGCGGTAACGGTCATCGCCGTCGATGGCCCAGATCATGTCGATCTCGGCCTGCGGTACGCCCTCGGCAGCCAGCCAGACTTCGGTCTGCAGGCGGATCGACTCGGCCGGCGTGTTCTTCGGCCAGGTGCCCCAGTTGATCAGCAGCGCCATCGCCGCGTGCGACAGCGGTCGGCCGTTGCTCTGCAGGATGGCGCCGGCCAGCTCCGACTGGTTGAGTCCATGCCGCAGCAGCGCGCCTTTCAGTTCCAGGGGCATGTACGGATCTCCGTTAAAGTTGAGGACGGCGGCAGGCATGGCGTCCTCCAAGTAATGCGTTGGTGCTCATGTAAAATCTCCCTCGCGTGTGTTGTTGCAATCGCCCGGCCGCTGTTGACGCAGCGGACCGGGCACCTTCAAGCCGCGCTGCCGGCAATGCGCCCGGCAACTTGCGGCAAGCCATTGAACCGGTCGGCCACGGCCACCAGTTCGGATTCCAGAATTCCCTGCGGGTAATCCCGCGCCAGCTGCTGGTAATGCGTGGCCGACCAGCCTTCGACCAGGCGAATCAGCCGGCCGGCAGCCTGAATCACCGACAGCGGCTGTTCCTCGATCTGCAGCGCCGCCGGAACCGTCAGTGCCGAGGGCTGGGCTACGACGCCCGGCAAGGGCGTCGCCAATGCCGTCCCGCGCCTGGGCAAATAAGCGGGGGCGTTGGCCAGATCGTTTTCCATGTGCTTGCGTGGATCCACCTTGCCGCCAAACGGCAACCGCCTGGCCTTGCGCGCCGCCGCCGCACCTTCCAGGGTGTCTTCACCCATCACCCGCTTTTCGATGGCTTTGGCGGCCGTCTGCGCCGGCGTGTCGGCGTGGCGGGCATAGCGCTCGCCGATCACCACGGCGGTATCGTCGAAGCCAGTGGCATCCTTGCCCACCGACTCCAGCACGTAAAACACTTCGCGGCCGTCGCCATCGACCGCCACCACCTGGGCACCGTCCGGGCGCCACGGATTGCGCGCCACCAGCACCTTGTCGCGGTTCTGCACATTCGGTACGGTCGACACGTCATAGGTGGTGCCGCGAAAGCTCACCTGCAGCTTGTCGCTGACGGTGCGCTCTTCCGGTGCTGTCGTCGCCAGTTCGCGGCAGATCGCCACTTCCGGCGCCAGGCGCAACTGCTCGGCACTGATGCGCAGCCAGGCCTCATAGCGGGTGCGGCCGTGACGGCTATGTACACTGGTGCCGTTCAGCCAGCGCCGCCACTGCGCCGCCTCGGCATTGAGTTCGTCCAGGGAATGCACCGTCATCAATTTCAAGCGCGACTCAAAACTGCACTCGATCAGGTTGTGCGCCTGTTCCACCTGGCCCTTGGCCCGTGGCGCGCCCACCTGGTTGATCAGCACCCGCACCTGCAGCGCCTTGCACAGATTGCGGAAGAGCGCCCCCGTATTGGCCGAACCCGGATCAAGCATGGCCATCAGCGGCACGCCGTGCACCGGTTCATCCGGACGCTTCTGGATGGCGTTGATGAAGATGTTGCAGAGGTTCTCGCCGGATTCGGCGCCGAGCACGTATTCGACATAAATATGGCCGCTGGTGTGGTCGGTCACCGCATAACGCCAGACCCGTTCATTCTCGATCCTGGCCAGGTTGGCCGGCTTGTTCTTGTAGAACTTGTCGGCATCCATCACCTGCAGGCCGCCGGCACCGGGGACCTTTTCCGCCTTGAGGTAATAGAGCACGCAAATCGAGGCGTCGATCTGCCAGACATGGTTGGGGTGCAGGGACGCCAGCGAGACGGCCGGCGCCGGGCGCAGCAAGGTGTCCGGGTGATAGCCATGCTTCTTCATGCCTTCGATCACCGTCGACACGCACAGCAGGCGGATTTCCCCGGTGATCGGGTCGATCGCCTCCAGCTTGGCCAGGCCATTGGCGCGGGCGGTGTCGATAGCCTGCTCGAACGACAGCAGGCGCTTCGGGTTCTTGCGATAGGAGTTCAGCATTAAGGCCGCGACCGCTTCGGCCTCGTCGCGGAGCACGGCGCTGCGACCGGCATCGGCGCGCCGTTTGCGAGGGTTTTTCACAGTGATTTCCTTGGAAAGACGCATGACGGTTTGCAGGCTCTTGCCCAGATCGGTCGCTGCCGCCTGCCAGATGGCGCCCTTGCCCCCGTGCGCTGCCAGAGCGGCATCGCGGGCAGCCAGGGCAAGCCGTTCGGCAACGGCCGGGCTCATCATCGGCGGCATGGCGACGGTAGGGTGGTCAGTCAGGACTTCCAGGGCACACTGTTGCCGAGCAAGCCGAACTCCTCGCGCAGCTCGCCCAGCCCCCGCTCGATCTGTTTCAGCGCGCCATCGAGATAATCGTCGCAACCCCCGCCATGCACGGCGATGTGGTCGGCCAGGGCGCGAAAGGCCGGGCGCAGCTTGTTCTGCAGAGCGCCTTCGACACCGACCAGGAAGCCGGCCAGTTCGGCGCGAATCTTCGCCAGCTCCTCGTCGGGCGGCAGTACCTTGATGCGCCGCGTCGTCAGCTCATCGATCTTGGCGTTCTTGTCGGCGTTGAGTTTTTCCAGGGCTTCTCTGATCGCCTTGCCCTCGCGCAGCGCCTTGCGCATCTCCGAAACGGTCATCGTTTCGAATTCGTCGAGGGTGATTCCGCGGATGTCCTCGCCGCGTTCCAGGGCATCGATTTCGCCGTCGTCGAGCACCAGCAGTTCGAGGAGTTTGGTCTGACCGATGTTTTTCAAATGACGCGTTGACGCGACATTTGCAAACTTGACGGTAGCCGTCATGAATTTGTGTGCCATCTGACGACTAAAGCCAAGGGTCTCCACGCGCTCAATGAAGCCGCCGTGCCCGGTCAGTTCCTTCAGCACCAGCAGGCATTTGCCGAGTTCGAGCACCGCCTCGACACTGCGCCGCTGATGGTGGCGAATCTCGCATTCCAGCGCCTCCACCGTGACTGCGCCCTGGTAACCGAATTGCACGGCCACCGCCTGGGCGGTTTCGGCCGCCTCCGATTGCAGCATGACCACCTGCTGAAAGGCAGCGTGGTTGGCCTGGATGATGTCGACAGTTTCCGGGCTGGGTTCGAAGGTTTCTGCGGGTTTGCTTCTGGGTCTGGCCATGATGATTTCCTTGGTGAATTAGTTAGGGGTGCGGCTATAGCGCTGCTTGACTTCGTCGAGCGCGTCGCTGTGGCGATTGACTTCAAGGCTGTGCGCCAGGGCCGCCTGGATCAGGAACGGCCCCAGGCGCCAGCGCCCGGTATTGGGGATTTCTTCGGCCAGTCCGGCTTCCTTCAGGTTGGCCAGATCGCGGGTGACATTCGAGGCGCTGATGCGCATGCCCTTGGCGATCTCGGACGGCGCCAGGCCCGTGCATTCGCGGCCGGAGAGCACCCGGATCATCTTCAGCACGCGCTGCTGGCAGGGGCTCAGGTAGCGGCTCATGCCGGCCTCCGCACGTGCGCCGGGCGGCGATACAGCCAGCCGCCGAGGGGCGACGCCATCACGCAATTGTCCTGGCGGAAAACGCGCGAAATCAGCAGTGTCTGCAGCCGACGCGGGTCGATGCGATGAATGGTCATGGCTCCAGCTCCAGTTCCGGCTGGTCGTGCTTGGCCAGGTTGTGGTAATTGAAGGCCAGCTCTTCCATGCCGCCGGCCAGCGCCGTCAGCGCTGCGCCCTTGTCGAGGTGGCCGTTGTAGAAGCGGATCAGCGCGCTGCAGGCATCGTTGAGCGCCGCCTGCAGGGCCAGGTGGTCATTACTGTTGAGCGGTCGCCCGGTCGGGATGTCGATCAGCAATTTGTGCGCTGCCCCGGCAAGGTAGTGGGTGACGTAGTCGGCGCCGCAGGCCAGCTCGAAGGCGCGCAGCTTGATCAGCGGCAGGCGGCCCTCCGCCAGCCACTTGTAGAGGCTGTGGTGGGTGGCCTCGCCCATGTGCTCGGCGATCCGCTCCACCGAGTAGTTCTTCACCGCCCGTGCATGCTCGACACACAGCTCTAGCGCGTTCAGCAAGGAGTGCGCGCGCAGCTTCTTCCAATTGCGTTTCATTCCTGGAACCTCCCTTTTATGACACTTCCAATAAATTTCATGATTTCGCCCTATGCAAATGCGTTGCGCTGGTTACAATTCGGCTACTGAATTCGCGGATCGAGCAACATGGATGACGACAAGATCAAGCAGGTCATTTCCAGGCTGGCTAAGTCGGACGCCGATCTGGCTGAAACACAGGCGCCGGCGGCGATCGCCGAAGCGGTGCTGGCCATCGTGGCGGCGGGTGAAGTGCTCACGCTGGATGCCCTGCTGGCGGCGTTGGCGCAGCCCGTGGCGAATCCGTTTCTGCGGCACCGGAACGCAACCGCGCAAGCGCTGATCCTGGCCGCGTGCCCCAGGCCATCGTTACCACCACCGCCAGAAAGCGCAAGTCGTCTGCCGTGAATTCGATGGCGTCGATCAAGTCATGCACGCAGCGGCGGATATCGTCGCGTTCGGGGGTGTCGGTGGTCGGCGTGGCCTCTGGCGCCTGGGGTTGTGGCGGGATTGCGCCATGAAGGGATGAGGACGGATGCTCGGTAACATCGCCATTGCCATCCGCGCGCACGGGCCAGCCGCTGTTCTGATCGTTTGGATGCTGTGCTTCACCGCGCTCGCCATCTGGGGTGTCGGCGATAAGGCTGGGTACGCCCAGGGCGTCCTCGCCTCCTTTGGCGTTCTTCTGCTGTTTTCGCTTGCGCAGAAAGTCGAATAGAAGCATGGCGACCAGGGGCAATAACATGGTTAAGGCACCCATGAGAAAGAAAATATCGGGCGTGTTCATGCGGCTTCCTTCATTTTGGGTAGGGGTTTGCCAATGGCGTTGAGATGGAACTCGGGATACCGGCCGGGCCACAGGGCGTCGGGATCGAGACCGGTGATCTCGCAGATGCGGCGGGCGATGCGGCAAGACTTAGTGCGGCCGTGGATCACTAAATGGACCGCCGAACCCGTCACGCGAAGTTCGCGCGCAACCTGCGCGGCGGAAGTTCGACATTCCTTCAATGTGGCGATGACGTGGGCTGGGTGCATGGTTTGATCTCTAGTTGAAGCGGACACAGGGAATTATTACTCAACGATTTGACTTGATTATTTAAGTTAATTTTATTAGTTGTCTTTGGCGGCAGTCAACCCCTTTCATGTGATTTTTTTCACGATATGCACAAAGCACTGATCAAAGCGGAATTGGAGATGGTGGGAAGAACTCCCGGCGCAATTGCCAAGGAGCTCGGAATTTCAACGAGCGCCGTTAGTTTGGTAATCGCTGGAAAATCCAAGAGTCGAAACATCCAGGAGGTAATTGCCAGGGCGATTAACCGCCCGTTCGCCGAGGTCTGGCCGGAGCGTTGCGATCTCGGCCCGGGCACCCCTGACGAGAAAGCCCTGCTCGATGCCTGGCGCGCTGCCGATGACAAGCATCGCCGCCGCGCCCTTGCTGCCTTGGCTGGCGCCAGCGCAACACCGGGGATCGAGTTCTCCGGCAGCGCCACGGTCGGCCGCGTCAGCGTCGGCGACCAGGTCATCCACGGCGATCACACCATCACTGTCACCGGCAGGAAGAAATGAGCGTGCCGAACTTTGAGGATTGCACCATCGGTCAGGTGGTCAAGGGCAACGTCGTACATATCTACCCGACCCGCCCGCCGCGCCCACGCATCGTCATTCAGCCCGGCCCTGACTGCATCGACGACGCCCAGAAGCTGCGCCTGCGCGAATTGGTGGCGGAAGTAGTGCGCCTCGAAACCATGCTGCGCAGCACCCCCAAGCGCCACGCCGCGGTGTGGGGTGCGCTCACCGCCAAGGCCCGCGTCACCAGCTATCACCTGATCCCGGCGGCGCTGTTCGCGCGCGCCGAGGCCTACCTGCTGACCTGGGGCGCCCGCCTGCGCGCCCTCGAAGCCGCGCCGGCCAAGGATCCGGACTGGCGCAACGCCAAGTACCGCTTCATCCATGCCGCCGCCAAGGAAGCCGATCGCGCCACCGATCTGCCGCGACTGCTGGTCGAACGCTACAGCGGTCGCTCGCTCAAGGATTTGTCTTCCCTCGAACTCGAATCGGTCTATCGCATCGTCGATAGCTGGAAGCGGGTTGCGCGCCGTGCCGGCGCCCTTTAGCCTTTGCCCCGCAGGGTGTGGAGGCGCAGCCGCCACGGCAAATCGAGGGCTCGGTCCTAGCTAAGAAAGGTCTGCCATGATGAGTGTTATTGCTGGTTTGCTGCCCCTGGGCATCGTCGCTCTGGTGGTCTTTTTGATCGTATCCGGTTTCATGAAGGGGCTGCATGGCGTGAAAGGCACGCACATCTGTCCTCAATGCGGGACGCGCGCCGAACCACGAACCGAAACGCGCGGCAGCATCTGGATTGAAGTGGTGCTTTGGCTATGTTTGATTGTTCCTGGCCTGATTTACTCGATTTGGCGCCTCACGTCTCGCTACCAGGCCTGCCCGGCCTGCCACCACGCCGGCATGATTCCCATCGACTCGCCGATCGGCAGGCAACTCGCCGAGCGCTTTCCGCGGTGACACCACAGATAACCCAGGCTCACCCAGCGAGCCAGCGACGATTTAGCATTCATTGATCAGGGAGCCGAAATGGCGGAATTTGTCTTTGATAGCGTTCATCAGTTTTATTGGTCAAACCGCCAACCCGTGCCAATTGCCGAGGTGGCGGATACGCTGCTCGCCCTGGAACGAGTCGTCCGCTGCAGTCCGAAAGTGCTGGCAGCACTCACCCAAACGGAGATTGCCGGTCTTGAGGTCTATGTCAGTGCGATAGAATCGGGCAGTCTTCTCGAAACGATCGCGATCAGGCTGTTGTTCAAGGATGAAGAAAATCTCAACAAGTTTCTCGACAGGATCAGGGGTAACGCACTTCAGCCCGGTATGACACGCAATCTATTGATCGGTACCGTCTTTGCCTCCTTGGTTGGCTATGGTGCATGGCTTGCCGCAAAAGTCAGCAACCCGCCGGGGCAAACAACCATCAACGCCAGCAACAACACCATCATCAATCTCGGTGCCGGTCAGGTCGAACTGACGCCTGAAGCCTTTCGTGCGATCGTCGAAGCTGCCGTGGCGGACAAGAAGGACCTCGCGAAAAGCGCCGTGCGGCTATTCAACCCGGCGCGTGCCGACGCGCAGGCCAGCATCGTGATTGACGGGAACGAGGCGACGACGTTTTCACCGGCGGTGATTTCCGCCACGCCACGCACTATCGAGAAGGTTAAGGATGAGCGTGTGGAGCATCTCATGGATGTCGATCTGCAGATTCGGGCAACCGACCTCGACAGTCTCAGTCGCGGCTGGGCAGCCTTGATTCCAGGACATATCGACCGCAGGGTGAAGCTCAAGCTCGAACCTGATGTGAAACCAATCGATATCGCCGACAAGTTTTCGGTGCGCGCTGATGTGTCCGTGTATTACCGCCAGGATCGGTCCGGCAAGAAGATCGTCCCCGACTACATCCTGCTGCATCGCATCGTCAAGGATTAGCGGACGAGGCATAAAACGTCCGCCAGCGCGTTTTCATCACTCGCTGGCAACCTTTGCCTGACTTCGCGCCGTTGGCCGGTTTATAAACCCGGCAAAGCCGCTTGGCGGGGGATTGTCGCAACAACCATCCGGCCACATTGCCGTCTTTGGCAAAGTGGCCGGCTTTTTGATCCAGTGGAGTCGCAATGGCTGAGCCTAAAAAACCGATCGTGAATCGCCCGCAACAGCAACCGCAACCGGCGCGACAGCGCTCCGAATTTGCCGAATCGGGTAGAGTGCGAAAAAGTGACGTGGTGATCATCACCAACACTGTGCCATCGCCGCCGAATCCCCACCAGGGAGGCGGAAAAGGAAAAAAATGAACCCAGCCGAAATGGACGATCACGAATACAGCCTGCTCTTCGATGTGCGTCGATCCATCCGTTACCATGATCGGCGCCGTGCGTTCTTCGAACACATGCACCAGCTGACCGGAGGCATGACGGTGCTACTTTCCGGATCGGTACTGTTTGACTTGGCCAAGCCGGGTGAGACGGCCAGCTGGCTATTGGCGCTGGCGGCGACCGCAGCAGTATTGTCCGCCTGGGACATTGCTGTCGGCTACGCCGCATGTGCCGCGCACCATCACGGCCTGCGTGGCCGCTTTGCTGCACTGGAGATCGCTATTCTCAACGGCGATAGCAACGCGGCTAGCTGGGCTGCCTACCAACGTGAACGTCTGTTAATCGAGCAGGATGAGCCGCCCGTTTATCGGGCACTGGATCTGTTGTGTCATAACGAACTATTGGTCGCGGAAGCTGGTCGCCGCGATGGCGACAATGCCGAGCATTTATGGACCGTATCAACCTGGCAACGCATGACGCGGCACCTGCTCCACTGGGGCGACATCGCCACACATTAATTTTTTTGGGTAGGGAGTTCGCAAAGCCCGCATAAAGTGACATCCGTCATTTAGTCCCCGCGCGTCAGGACCGCCACCATGCGGTCCATGAACACACCCAAACCCCTGCAGATTTTCCGCGCCGGTCGCCACGTCGCCATGAGTGGCCAGGCGCTCGACTTCTCCGCCGCCGATCTGGCGGCCACCGCCAAGGCTTACGATCCGGCCAAACACGAAGCGCCCCTGGTGGTCGGTCACCCGACCACCGATGGTCCGGCCTACGGCTGGGTCAAGACGCTGGGTTTCAGTGACGGCCTGCAGGCGACCCCTGACCAGGTCGATCCGGCCTTTGCCGAACTGGTGACCGCCGGCCGTTACAAGAAGATCAGCGCCAGCTTCTTCGCTCCCAACTCCCCGCAAAACCCCGTCCCTGGCGTTTATTACCTGCGCCATGTCGGTTTCCTCGGCGCCACGCCGCCGGCGGTCAAGGGTTTACGCACCCCAGCCTTCGCCGCCGACCAGGAGGGCATCGTGCATTTCTCCGATTCCGAACAAGACGACGTGGACAACGCCAGCCTCTGGCGCCGCCTGCGTGAATTCATCATCGGCAAGTTCTCCATTGCCGAAGCCGACCAGGTCGCCCCGGAATACCTGGTCAAGAGCCTCGAACAATCTGCCCAGCAAGAAGTGCTCGAAGCGCAACAAGAGGCTGCCGATCCGGCTGCCACCGCCTCCGGCATCTCGCCGGACTTTGCCGAATCCATCCACCAGGAGACCCGAGTGACCCCTCAAGAAAAAGCCGCGCTGGAGGCCGAGAACGCCCAGCTCAAATCCCGTTTGGCCGAAGCCGACGCCCGCGACCAGGTAGCCCGCCTGGCAGCGACCCGCGCCCATCACGCCAGCTTCGCCGAAGCGCTGGTGCAGTCCGGCCAGCTCGCTCCCGGCATCGCCCCGGTCATCGTCGCCTCGCTCGATGCCATCGCCGCTCACCAGGGCACGGTGCTCGAATTCGGCGAAGGCGAAGCCAAGAAGCCGCTGGCCACCGCCCTCATGGAGGCCCTAAAGAGCGCCCCCAAAGTTATCGAATTCGGCGAAGTGTCGCGCGACAGCGGCGCCGCCCCCACCAATCTCAAGGATCCGCAAGCCATCGTCGATGCTGCCCGCAAGCTGCAGGCAGAACGCGAGGCGGCCGGCACCACCGTGAGTTTCGCCGAGGCGGTTGCCTTGGTCACCACCGCTCAATCCTAAGGAGCTGCCATGAGCAACCCGTCCCTGCTTAAGAACATGATCGCCGGTGCGGCGATCAACGCCTTCACCCTGGTGAAGTTTTCTGCGGCTGACACCGTCGTCACCGCCGCCGCTGCCACCGACTCCATCATCGGCGTCACCAATGAAGTAGCGCCGGCTTCCGGCGAACGCTGCGACATCATCGTCGAAGGCATCGCCTTCATCACTGCTGGCGCCGCTATCGCCCTGGGCGCCCTGCTCACCGCCGATGCCTCCGGCCGTGTCGTCACTGTCGCGCCGGCCGCCGGCACCAACAACCGCATCATCGGTATTGCCTTCGAAGCCGCTGCCGCTGCTGGCGACGTCATCCGCGTCTTGCTCACCGCCGGCTCGTATCAGGGCTAATCGTTTTTCCGCAAAAAGGAGCTTTCCATGAAACAGCTTTTCCGCAGCGCCTTCCCCACCTGGCAAATGGCCGTTGTCACCCTCCTGGTCCTCGGCCTTGCCGCCGCCGTCGGTCTCGGTGTTTTGCCGCACGAAGCCCTGCTCGGCGCCGCCCTGATCGGTTCGACCACCCAATTCCCGGTTAACCCGGAATTGACCGCAATCGCCATCGGCTACAAGAACCGCGACGTCGATCTGATCGCCGACCAGGTCTTGCCGCGGGTCTACAAGGGCGCCAAGAAGTTCGCCTACACCAAGTACAACCAGGCCGACGGTTACACCGTGCCGAGTACGAAAGTCGGCCGCAAGTCCGAGCCGACGATGGTCGATTTCGGTGGCACCCTGGTGCAAGGCGAGTGCGTTGATTGGGGTCTCGACGATCTGATTCCGAACGACGAAATGGAAGCCTGGTCGGCCATGACCAAGCCGGCCGGCGCCGTCAGCCCGATGGCCAAGAGCGTCAGCCTCCTCACCGGCCTGATCCTGCTCGATCGCGAGATTCGCGTCGCCAACACCGTCTTCGCCACCGGCAGCTACGCCAGCACCTCGACGCTGTCCGGTACCAGCCAGTGGTCGGACTTCACCAACAGCAACCCGATCGATGCCATCCTCACGGCGCTCGACACGCCGCTGTTCCGCCCCAACACGATGATCATCGGCGAAGCGGTATGGACCAAGCTGCGCCAGCATCCGAAAGTGGTGCAGTCGATCTACGGCTCCGCCACCACTGCCGGTGTCGTCTCCCGCGACCAGCTCGCCAACGTTCTGGAGATCAAGAACCTGCTGGTCGGTGTCGGTTTCTACAACACCGCCAAAAAGGGCCAGACGCCGACTTACTCCCGCGTCTGGGGCAAGCATGCAGCGTTGCTCTATGTCTCCGAAGACATGGCCAATGCCGATCAGCCGACCTTCGGCTTTACCGCCCAGTTCGGCACCCGCATTGCCGGCGAGATCGCCGAGCCGAAGAGCGGACTGCGCGGCGGCAACCGCATCCGTGTCGGTGAGTCGGTGCAGGAAGTGATCGCCTCGAACGACATGGGCTACCTGTACGCCAACGCCGTCGCTTAACAAATATCCCCCCGCCGCAGTGCCTCAACCCGGCCGGATTGCCGGCCGGGTTTTCAAAAGGAGACTTAAATGGCCAAAGCCAAAGTTGCACCCGATACCAAGGTCAGCATCACCGCCTCCACCCCCATCATTTACGACGGCGTCCGCTATGAAACCGGCGAGACCTTCGAGATCCGCGAGGTCGACCTGCAGCAGCTGCTCGACAGCAGTGCCGCCGCCGTTGCCGTACCGGCTGCCTGATCCCTCGAAATGTCTTACGCCACCGCCCAGAACCTGATCGACCGCTTCGGCGCCGACGAGTTGACCCAGCTCGCCGATCGCGCCAATACCGGCACCTGGGATCCCGCGGTGGTCACAGCCACGCTGCTCGATACCGATGCCGAGATCGATGCCGCCCTGGCCTCGCGCTACCCGCTGCCGCTGGCGACGACGCCCTTGATCCTGACCGGTATCGCCTGCGATCTGACCCGCTGGCGGCTGTGGTCGAGTGCCGCGCCGGAGCGGGTGCAGAAGGCTGCTGACAATGCCCGGAAGATGCTGCTGGCCTTCGCCAACGGTGTCATGAGCCTCGGCTTGCCGGATGTTTCCGAACCGACCACGGCGATGCGCCCGGCCTTCGTGACGCCCGACGCAGTCTTCTCCGGCACGGAGGGTTTCTGATGCGCGCCGGGCCGCCCCAAGCGCATCGCGTCCCCCTCGGGGGGGCAGCGAACTGCCTTTGTGAGCGTGGGGGGCAACCCTGATGCGCATTCAGCCCGTTGTCGATCGCCTCGTTACCCAGGTACCGGCCTTGCGCCAGGTGATCAAGGCGCTCTCCGGCACGCAGCCGTCGAGCTACCCGGCCGCCTATGTGTTCCCGCTGGCCGAGAGCGGCCTGGCCAATGAAGTCTACGGTGGCCACCGGCAGCGCGTCAATGCCAGCTTCGCCGTCGAGATCATGGTCAAGTCGGCGGCCAGTGCCGCCAGCGGCGGTCCCGCCCAGGAAGCGCTCGAAGACATCCGCGACGCCGTCGGCACCGCCCTGCGCGGCTGGACGCCGGATACCAACACCGCGCCCTTCGATTTCAAGGCCGGCAAGCTGATCGGCTTCGATGCCGGCCTGGCCATCTGGCGCGACGAATACGTCACCGATTTCACCGTCTGAAAAGGATTTTCCCCATGAGCGATGCCACTCCCGTCCCCGAAGCCAACCCCGAACACGGCGGCAGTTATATCCGCAACCTCGACGGCACGCTGACCCGCGTCGAGGGACCTCAGCTGACAAATGAGTTGCCAAATGAGTTGCCCGATGCGTTGCCTGGCGACACCACGAATCCCCAAGCCTCGAAGGAGGTGATCTAAATGGCACGCCTGACACGCAACACCACGATTCTCGCCAAGATCGAAACGACGCCTGGCACCGATTCGACGCCGACCGGCGCCGCCAACGCGATGCTGGTGTCGAATTTCAGCAGCAATCCGCTGGCCGCCAGCAACGTCGATCGCAATCTGATCCGCGGATACATGGGTGGTTCCGAGCAACTGGTCGGCGCGGCGCACATCGAGATCAACTTCGACGTCGAGCTGCAGGGTTCCGGCACCGCCGGCACCGTTCCGGCCTGGGATGTCATCCTGCGCGCCTGCGGCTTTGCCGGTGTCACCACCGCCGCCAGCCGCGTCGATTACACGCCGATTTCGCAAACCTTCGAATCAGCGACCATCTACTATTACGACGATGGCGTGCTGCACAAACTGTTGATGGCGCGCGGCGATATCGGCGCCATCAAGATGAGTGTCGGCGAACGGCCGGTGATCAGCTGCAAGTTCCAGGGGCTCGACGGCGGCATCAGCGCCGTCGCCAATCCCGCGGTCACCCTCACCGGCTGGAAGACGCCGCTGACCGTCAATGATGCCAATACCGGCGACGTCACTGTCGGCTGCACCTACGCTACCAGCGCCTTGACCGGCGGCACCATCTACCCGTCGCGCGGCCTTGAGCTGGCACTCGGCAACAAGGTCGCCTATACCGGCCTGCTCGGCGGCGAATCGATCGACATTACCGACCGCGCCGCCACCGGCAAGATTGTCCTCGATCTGACCGCCGCCCAGGAAGTGACCTTCATGGGCACTGTCAAGGCCAACACGGTGCAGAGCTTGGGCTTCGTGCATGGCACCACCGCCGGCTTGAAGGTGCTGGTGCATGCCCCGGCGGTGCAGTTGATCAACCCCAGCAAACAGGACGTCAACGGCCGCCGCCTGATCGGCTACGACCTGCGCCTGGTGCCGGTCTCCGGTAACGACGAACTGCGCATCGTGGCGCTGTAACCCAAGGAAAAACCATGTTCAAGCTGCAACCCAATCCCACCTTCGTCGCACCGGTCCCGCTTACCCGCCTTGGCCAAGAGCCCGGCGTTATTACCTTCACCTACCGCCATCTGGGTAACACTGAGGTCGCCGCCTGGCTTGATCGCTTGAGCGGCGGCGGCGGTACCGCCGTTCTGGCCGAGGTCATCGACGCCTGGTCCGGCGTCGCCGATGCCAATGGCGAACCGGCGGCATTCTCGATCGATTCGTTGACACAACTCTTCAATGATTTTCCGGCGGCACCGGGCGAGATCATGGACGCCTACTTGCGCCTGCGCCGCGAGAGCCAGCTAAAAAACTGAAGGCGGCCGCCGCCGCGCTCGTGGGTGGCGTCCGCGATATCCAGGCCGAAGACGAGGCAGCCGCGGCCTTCGGCCTGCGCATCGAGCGAGACACTGCCGAGGTGGCGATCGATGTCTGGCCGGACAACCTGGCCGTCGTCGATGTCTTTGTCGGCATGAGTACGCAATGGCATCGCGACCTTGACGGCAACCGCCGCGGCCTGCGCTACGAAGTGCTGCCCTGGGTGCTGCGCATGGCTGGTGTAGCCCGCGCCGATTGGCCCGACGTGCACGCCGGTATCGGGGTGATGGAGCGCGAGACGCTACGACTTTGGCGGGAGAAAGCGCATGAGTAACGATGTTGTTTTAGGCATCCGCCTCACCACTGACGGCTTCAGCGACGCGAAAAACCGCATCGCCGAACTGGCCGCCGGTTTCACCGTCGCCAGCGTTGCGACCAAGGGCCTGGAAATGGCCCTGCAGAAGGTCGGCGACGTCCTCGATTACCTGAAGGATTCGGCGCTAGCGGCGGCAAGGTATGAAACGCTCGGCGTGGCGATGGTGGTCGTTGGCAAGAATGCCAATTACACCGCCGCGCAATTGGAAGCCGTAGCCATCGGCTTGCAGCATACCGGCATCAGCATGCTCGAATCACGCCAGGCGACCATGCAATTGGTGCAGGCGCATATCGACCTGTCGCAGGCTTCCGGGCTGGCGCGCATTGCTCAGGATGCGGCCGTGATCGGCAACATGAACTCATCGGAAGCCTTTGCCGCCCTGGTTCATGGCGTACAGTCGGCACAGGTTGAAGTCTTGCGCACCATCGGCATCAACGTGAGCTTCGAAGACGGCTACAAAAAGCTGGCTGCTACCCTGGGCAAGACCGCCGAGTCGCTAACAGATAACGAGAAGACGCAAGCACGGCTCAATCTGGTCATCGACAAGGGTCGCGACATAGCCGGAACCTATGAAGCGGCGATGGACACGGCCGGCAAGCAAATCCTCTCGATGCGGCGTTACACCGAGGATCTGAAGGTCAAGCAAGGCGAAGTCTTCAACGAAGCCTTGACGGTGGCGGTCATGGCCTACACCACGCACCTCAAGGATGCCAACGGGCAGCTGGACCAGATGGCGTCCAACAAGCAGATCGAAAGCTGGGCGCACGATCTGACCGATAGCCTGGTGTGGGTTGCCGATAGCGCCAATAACGCCGTTCTGGCGTTCCAGTTGGTTGGTAAAGCGATTGGCATGATCGCGGCAATGGGTAACACCACGCCACTGGATTTTTCTGGGCGCACCGCCATTTGGGACGCCTACACGGCCGATCACGCCAAGATCATGGCCGGAGAAGATCGCTTCAGCAAGGCGCTCGATGCGCGCCGGGCCGCCCGAGCCGAACACGAGGCAACCGCCCTGGCTGCCCTCAAGGCCAGCAACGAAAGCTTCATGGCCTCGGTCAACTACTACGCCGGACTGCGCGAACAGGGCCTGATGTCTGAAGTGACTTATGCCAAGACTGTCAGCACCATGTTGCAGGCGGCCTATGGCGATAACCACAAATATGGCGACAGCGCGCCGCCTGCCGCGAAGCCAGCCAAGGATGCGTTCGGCGATGTCATGGCCAAGATCAACGCCAAGGAATCCGACGTTGACGCATCGTACTGGAAAGATTTGAACACCCTCAATGCCGGCTACAAATCCGGTCGTATCGACGTTGTTGGCTATGCCGATGCTGTTCGCCGCCTGACCGAAGAACAAAAGTTCTTTACCGACGCGCAAAAGGCCGACCGCGCCCTCCAGGACGATCTCAACCGCGCCCGCGAAGCCGCCACCACCGCCATTGACCGCAGCACGTCAAGCATCGAAGCCGAAACGCGCCGCATCCGTGACCACAACCTGGAACTGATCAGCGGCAAGGATGCCCTCGAAGCGCGGCAGATCGCCCAGGACGAGGCGACCCTGGCCAGCGAACGGGCGCGCCTCGACGAACTCGACGCCAAAGAGGTGTGCACGACCGAGACCGAGGCCCTGCGCGACAACATCGCCGCCTTGCAGGATCGCGCCAAGGCGCGCGGCGAATCCGTCAGCGCCAATGCCATCGCCAAGTCGGCGGCTGCCGCCACCAAGTTCTCCGACGATATCAGCCGCTCGCTCACCGACTCCCTGATGCGCGGCTTCCAGAACGGCGTGCCCTTCGCCAAGAACTTCGCCGATTCGCTGCAGAGCACCCTCAAAACCGCCGTTTTGAAAGGCGTCATCGAAGCCCTCACCGATCCGATGCTGCAGAACGTCAAGCAGGTGACAAGCGGGCTGATGGGTGCGGTCTCTGGCGGTGGCGGTCTCGGCGGCATCCTCAGCCTGTTCGGCGGCGGCGGCGGCAGCAGCAGCGTCAGCGCTGCCGCCGGCATGACCGAGTCGGCGGATTCACTGGCCATCCTGTCTTCATTCGGCTTCCGCCAGGGCGGCGTCTTCGATAACTCGCCGTCCTTCCACAGTTACATCAACGGCGTCTACGACACGCCCCAGCAGTTCAAATTCGCCAACGGCGGCGTCTTCGCCGAAGCCGGCCCCGAGGCTGCCGTTCCCCTCATGAAAATGTCCGACGGCAATCTGGGCGTTCGCTCCCAGGGCGGCGGCGTGATCGTCAACGTCATGGAATCCCCCGGCAAGGGCGGCCAGGTGCAGCAGACCCAGCAAGGCGGCCAGACCATCATCACCGTCCTGGTCGAACAGGTCAAAAGCGCCTTCGCCAAGGATCTCCGCAGCCGCGGTGACTTCGCGCAGACTATGGAAAACACCTACCCGGCCTTGAGCCGCGCCTGAGGCTACGACAATGCCCGCCTGGCCATCCACCCTGCCATCACCGCAACACAACGGCTATTCACTGGAACCGATCGACGCCGTGGCCAGGACCGACATGGAAGTCGGCAAGATGCGCATGCGCAGCCGCGTGACTCGCCAACCCTTGCATCTGACGGTAGCCTGGTATTTCACCAACCTGCAGCTGTCCGTCTTCGAGGCATGGTGGGAGCAACAGATCAATCGTGGCGCAGCCGCGTTCACCATCACCCTGCGCAACGGTTACGGCGCGCAGACCGTGACCGCGCGTTTTCTCGGCCCTTACAAGGCGCCGTCGGCCGGGCGCGGCCTGGGCTGGGATGTCAGCGCCACCCTGGAAGTGGAAACCATGACGCAACTCTCCTCGGCGGCGCTTGCGCCCTACCTGTAAATGACCGACGCCACCCTCAGTCAGGCCCTCAAGGAAGCCTATGCCTCCGCCCCGGCCGCCGAAACAATCTTGCATACGCTGGAATTCCGCCACCCCAGCTTCACCGTGCCGATCCGCGTGGTGCTCGACTATCAGGACCTCACCGCAACCCTCGAAGCCAGCGCGCCGCTCAACCCGTCCACCGCCGTCAATTTCACCGCCTATGCCTTCGATCTGGTGTTGCCCGAACTCGGCGTTGGCGGGACGCCGGAAATTACCATCAGCATCGATAACGTCAGTCACGAGATTGTCAGCTACATCGACGCCGCGGCGCAGACACCGGATCTGATCGAGGTTACCTATCGGCCCTTCCTCGCCTCGACGCCGGCGGTTCCGCAGATGGACCCGCCACTGACGCTAGTAGTCACTGCCGTGACCGCCGATGTGTTTCGCGTTCAGTGTACGGCGGCCTTCGGCGACGTCGCCAACCGCAAGTTCCCCAGCGAAACCTACACGGCGGAGCGCTTCCCCGGTCTGGTGACGTCGTGAGCCACTGGGCTGCCGCCTATATCGGCAAGCCCTGGGTGGCCGGCGCCGACGGACCCGACGCTTACGACTGCCTCGGTCTGGTCCGCGCCGTCTATCGCCAGCAGTTCGCCATCGACATTCCACGCGTCGATGCCAACGCTCATTCGCTACTGTCCTGTGCCCGCGCCTTCCGCTATTTTCCGGCCTATGACCGCTTTGCGCGGATGACCGCGCCGCGGGAACTGGATGCCCTGCAGATGTCGCACGCCAGGGAACCGCACCACGTCGGCATCTGGCTCGACGTGGACGGCGGCGGCCTGCTCTCCGCCCTGGAAGGCATTGGTGTGGTCTTTCAATCACGCGCCGCGCTGGCCGCCGGCAACTGGAACATCACCGACATCTACCGTCTGAAAGTGGCCGCATGAAAGCCTCCGTTACCATTTGCCGCGACCCTTTCCACCCCGGCCGCCATCGCGATACCCGCATCCTCACGCGCCGGCGCAAGATCGCCGCCCTGGCACCACGCACCCAGCAGCCGTTCATCTGCCTGATCAACGGCGCGCCGCTGCTTCGCGCCGGTTGGCAACGCAAGCTGCGCGACGGCGATCTGGTCACCTTCATCCTGCTCCCGCAGGGCGGCGGGGGTGGCGGCTCGAACCCGCTGTCCACCATCCTGATGATGGCGGTGATGGTGTTTGCCCCAGCGGTGGGGCTGTCCCTGGCCACCTCGATGGGTGTCACCAGCACCATCGGCATCGGCCTGGTCAGGCTCGGCGTCGGCATCGTCGGCTCGGCCCTGGTCAATTCGCTGCTGCCGCCACCCAAGTTGCCGACCGCCGCCTCGGCCAATGCGCTGGCCGCTGCCAGCCCGACTTACAGCCTGCAGGCCCAGGGCAACCAGGCGCGCATCGACCAGCCGATCCCGGTCATCTATGGGCGCATGCGCGTCTATCCCGATTTCGCAGCGATGCCCTACACCGAGTATTCCGGCAACGAGCAATACCTGTATCAGCTGCTGCTGATCGGCCAGGGTGAATACAGCATCGAAGCCATCAAGATCGAGGATACGGCGATCACCAGTTTCGAGGAGATCACCACCGAGGTGGTGGCGCCGGGCGGCTCGGTAACGTTGTTCCCGGCCAATGTGGTCACCTCCGGACTGGTGTCCGGGCAGGAAGCCTTGCTCGGTTCGCCAGTGGGCGGGTCGACCGGTTTCGTGGCCAACGCCGCCGCCACGCAAGCCAACGCCATCGGCATCGATATCGTTTGCCCGCGCGGCCTCTATTACGCCGCCGATAACGGCAGTCTCAACGCCAAGACGGTGACCTGGACGGTCGAGGCGCAGGCGATCAACGATATCGGGACGGCCACCGGAGCCTGGGCGACGCTGGGCACGGAAACGCTAACCCGCGCCACCACCACGCCGGTGCGGCAGAGCTATCGCTATGCCGTGACTGCCGGCCGCTACCAGGTGCGTTTAACGCGCACCAACGCCAAAGACACCAGCAGCCGCGCCGGCCATGAACTCGACTGGGCTGCCATGCGCGCCTATCTGCCCGGCTCGCAAGCCTACGGCCAATGCACCATGCTGGCGGTGCGCGCCCGTGCCTCGAACAATCTCTCGGCGCAAAGTTCGCGCAAGATCAATTGCGTCGTCACGCGCAAGCTGCCGATCTGGAGTGGCAGCACCTGGTCTGCCAACACTGCGACCCGCTCGATTGCCTGGGCTTTCGCCGATGCCTGTCGCGCGTCCTATGGCGGCAAGCTGGCCAACGCCCGCGTTAACCTCGCCCAGCTGCTGGCGCTCGATACCACCTGGACGACACGCGGCGATCAGTTCAACGGCAGCTTCGACAGCCAGGGCACGCTCTGGGAGGCACTGACCACCATCGCTCGTGCCGGCCGCGCCCAGCCCTACCTGCAGGGCGGCATCGTCAATATCGTCCGCGACCAGGCGGCAACCCTGCCGGTGGCCATGTTTACCGGCCGCAACATCGTCAAGGGCAGTTTCAAATTGACCTATGCGATGGCTTCCGATCAAAGCCCGGACGCCGTCGAAATCAGCTATTTTGACGAGGATGTGTGGAGCTGGCGGAGCGTCACTGGCGTCGTCTCCGGCGGCACCAGCAGCAACCCTGCTAAGGTCAAATCCGTTGGCATCACCAAACGCGCGCAGGCCTGGCGCGAGGCGATGTACATGGCCGCCTGCAATCGCTACCGGCGCCGCCACGGCGGCTTTACCACCGAGATGGAGGGCTTTATCCCCTCGCTCAACGATCTGGCCGCGGTGTCCCATGACATGCCGCAGTGGGGCCAGTTCGGCGAAATCCTCGGCTGGGATGTGGCAACCAAGACTTTGACCTTATCCGAACCGCTCACCTGGCCGACTGGCACCTGCTATCTGGCCTTCCGCCGCCGCGATGGATCGATGGCTGGGCCGTGGTCCGCGACGGCCGGCGCCGACGCTTATCACGCCATCATCCCCGGCTGGCTGTCGAGCACCGATCCGACCCCGGATACCGGCATCGATCGTGAGCGCAGCCATTACGCCTTTGGCCTCGGCGCGGCACTCTACGCACCGGTGCGTGTGCTCGGCGTCAAGCCGAAATCGGACACGCAAGTCGAACTCTCCGTGGTGGTCGAGGATGACCGCGTGCACAGCGCTGACGCTACCGGCTCGGCCCCGGCCGCGCCCGGCTGGGTGCTGCCGATTCGCAACACCGTGCCTACCGTCACTGGCCTGACTGCCACGCCGATGCTGTTCAACCCCGGCACGGTCATCATCACCTGGAATCCGGCCCCGGGCGCCGAGCACTACCTGATCGACCAATCGAGCGACGGCGTCGCCTGGACGCGCTGTGGAGACACCAGCGACACCACTTACACCACGGTGGCGCTCTACGGCGCCGCCACCATCATCCGCGTCTGCGGCGCCGGCATGGTGCGCGGCCCCTGGGCGGTGCTCGGCGGCGTCACGCCGACGCCGATCGGCACGCTGCCACCAGCGGCGCTGACCGGGCTGGCTGCCGAACAGCCCTTTGTCGGGACCACTGCCGCCGTCAAGTGGAACGCCATGCCCGGCGCCGACAGCTACACCGTGCTGATCTATTACGGCACCGCCCTGCTGCGCACCGTGATTGGCGTCAAGGGGCTGCGCTATGCCTATTCGTTCGAGGATGCCAAGGCGGACGGCGGCCCGTACCGCGCGCTGACCTTCACCGTCTCGGCACTCTCCGGCAGCAGCGCCTCGACCGCCAGCAGCGTCACCCTGACCAATCCGCAATGCGCCGCCCCGACCAATCTGGCGGCAGTGGCGGGAGTGGGCAACATTATGGTCAGCGCCGCACCGGCGCCAGAAACCGATTATCTCGGGACGCGTATTTTCATGGGCACGACTTCGGGTTTCACGCCCGATCCAACCTCAGGCACCGGCAACATGATCTACGACGGGCCGACCACCGCCTTCCTGGTCGCCGGCCTCACCTCGGTCACCACGGCGCGTTACTTCAAGATGACGCACTACGACGTCTTCGGCCAGGATAGCCCCAGCTACAGCACCGCCTCGACCACACCCCTGACCAACTCGGCCGGCCTGACCACGATCAATAGCGTACCGTCTGGAGGTGTCCTCGGCATCGCCTGGGTCGCCGATATCGTCTACAACCTCTACGACTCCAACATCTACGAGTGGCATACCACTGGCACGCCGGCCTATGTGCAGGCGGCGCCGCTGATTGCCGGCCAGCGCATCGTTACCGGTTCGCTCAGTGCCTATTCCGGGCAGATCGGCACCATCACCGGCGGCACGCTCCAACTCGATGCCGGGGGCTGGATCAAGGGTGGGCAAAGTGCCTACAACACCGGCGTCGGCTACTGGGTCGGCTACGACTCGACGATGTACAAGCAGAGTTTCGCCAACAGCAGCGGCGACGGCTACCGCTTTGACGCATCCGGTATGACCATTGTCGGAAACCTGACCGTCACCAGCGCCACCGAATCGGCAGTGAGCATCAACGGCGCATTTACAGCATTGACCGGCTGGTATGGCGACAGCACCAGCAACATTGCGCCCTATTCGGCAGTCTGGTCGTGGGATACGACGGCTGGCCTGAATAAGCTCAAGGTGGTCGCCCCGGCGACGCTCTATGCCACCGACGGCATGTATTCGGCCAAATTTACCGTTAGCGGCGGCGAGTTCTACCGGTTGTCGATGGATTGGCTACCGGCCAACGACGGCAACTTCGCACTTGACATCGTACTGTATTACTCCCTGCAGACGTCGTTCGCTTATTCGGCGGTGTCGCCCGCCACGATGACTGCTGCCGGCGACGATCCAACCACGCAGGTGATTCCCATCCAGACGATCACCTTTTCCACCGGCAGCACACCTCCGTGGCAGACAACTCCGGGCGCCGTCGGAATTCCCGCCGGGGCCACCTTTGCCTCGATCGGCCTAGTCGTCACGGCGCTCTAGCCATGTCACGAACTCTTCATGTCGGTAGCCTCTCCCTGGCAAGGCAAACCGCTATTGCATCGGGCGTACAGGTCAACCGCCTTTATGCCGAAACACTTTGGCAGAAAGTACCGCAGGCAGAATTCAGCGGGGTCGGAACACTTTGGACGCTGGCCGGCGGAAGATGGCAGCCCATGCGACCTGCGCCGAAGTGGTCAACGCAGGCCAACAGTGGCTATGGCTTCACCGGCCACCCGCTGCCGCCGGCCACCTCGATCGCCATACCGAGGTCTGCCCCATCGACACCGATTCCCGTGCTTTTCCGCTTTGGTTCCCTTAGTTATATGGGCTCGCTGGCAATCAGTTTCTATGCCGGTACCCGGCTATTTCATGGCGCCTACATCGAGCGGCTTAGCGATTCCGGTGATGCCTCGGTAAGCGCCAATACCGCCCATCAGTTCTATATCGCGCCTTTCGTGCCGCTGGACAGCGAAAAGGGCAAGACCGTGCTTATCCAGGCGATCTACGACAGCCACGTGGTCGGCGGCATCGAGTACGGACGGGACGTAACGCGCCCGACGCTAGAGGCTTTATGAGCACTACCGCGCATTGTGGAAACCTGCAAATGATGCCGGTGCGGCATGCGCGAATCAGTAAACTGAATGCTGCGGAAATTTACCGCGGCGGCGCTTCCGGGGCCCGCATTTATTACGCCAAGGGCGCGACCAATCACACGACTTACGATGAGATCACCATCGTCTCGGTGCCCTTCGTTGCCGGCGTCAAGCGCTTGATCAAGGTCTTCGGCACGGTTTCCGAAGTCAGTCGCTTGAGCTTTCAATACACCATCAACGGCGTCAACGCGACGCAGACGCTGGACTGCTACGGCAGTGGCCATACCAGTTACTTCGTTGGCGCCTCGGCCAGCATTGGCAGTTACTCGATTACGAGCGGACCGGCGACCGCGATTCTTTCGGTGGCCTTGTGGACGGGCGGCTACAAGGTCATCACGAACATGCCGGGAACGGTACATCAGAGCGCCCCGGTGAGCGCCAATTTTACGACGACGCCGGACGCCTACTACGACGGAATTGCTGCGTGCCATCAAATGTTCAGCGACGTATTCGAGTACACGCCGCCGACCACCGGAACCTATAGCGTCACCATTCGCATCGGCGACGCGATCAACTCCGCAACGGCGGCGCTGCGGGTTTCCGTCCACGACGTAGGGGCGCTGGTGCAATGAGCCGCACCGCCCACGCCGGCAACCTTGCCCTTATCAAAGGGCGCGGCATCGTGGTCGGCGAGGCCGTGATAGACGCTGCTTTCAGTGGCGATGCAGGCTATACGGCGGCACAGAATGCCATGTCCTTCTATTGGTTCGCCCCACGCATTCCGCCTGGCCTTGGCGGCCAGTTTGCGATTGCCACGATCTACCTTCCCGAGCCAGTATCCGGCGGTCATGATTGCCACGTCATCGCCACAGCGGATAATGGCAATTTGGCTCTCGGCTGGGATACGACCACTGCTGGCCTCGGTTGGACTAATACAACTTACGGCGGCGACTCATCCACCGACCGGGCTCGGTGCCGCTGCCTCGAGCAGATCGTTTCGGCCAACGTCGTTTATTTACTCTCCGACTTTAGTGGTGCCGACATTACTAACGTGTCGCTCTATCTTAAAATGTTGGGGGCGATCTAAGCTATCGTTTCATACCGCGCTATTTCGTTTCATACCCTGCAATTGCGTAACATTCTAAATATCTCAGTTTTCGGTGCGCAAATATCGCACGGCGCTTCAGACTCTCGGTAAAAATCGAGAGTAGACCCTATTTCAAGATCGTACACAAACCATTGGCATAACTCCATGTTTGTGAACGATTTTTTCGAACGGTTTACGACGTTTGCG